AACACTGTGACAGAGTGTCGGCCACACCAAGCAGCCCCTGAGACCAAATTTACCGAAGTAGGATTCGAACCTACAACCAAACGACGATTCGTTTAACTGTCTATAGACGAAGTAATTACTCAAAGTTTCTAGACAACCGAGAAATATCTTGTGGCCACGCCATATTCCTAAATACCTTCCACGGTCTATCGATAGTTGCGGGAAAAGGATTCGAACCTCTGACCTTAAGATTATGAGTCTTACGAGCTACCAACTGCTCCATCCCGCTATATTTCGTGCTATGCCAGACATTTAAGAATGGGACCTGCTTTCAGCCGCTCTATACACTGAGCTACATAGCAATATATTTTAACTTCATTTCTATTCTATCCTTACTACTCGCCTCATGGGAGGTTGGGAATAGCCATAGATAAGAAGTTGAGTGATTCCGATGGGTATCGAACCCATGACCCACAGATTAAGAATCTGTTGCTCTACCAGCTAAGCTACGAAATCAGAATTTCAGAGAATTTTTACTTGAGTGTGTTTGTACGTACTCTACCACTGAGCTAAATCCGTATTGTATAATTATTAAGCACCTTTGTTTAAAAACACAATACTTAAAATCGTACGGATTAAAGGATTCGAACCTTTGACCCCGAGCTTAAAAGGCTGATGTAACTCGCTGTACCGCTTCTGAAATATGATCACTTGCGTCCTACCACTAGACGATAAAGCTACTCTTTCGAATTATTACCCTGGAGGTGTATTTCTAGAAGAACTCTCTTTGTGGGATTCGAACCCACGTTTCAAGCTTGTATGTTATGAACCGTTGTTCATTAATAAGTCGGTTAGGACGGACTCGAACCGCCGAACCCCGAAGGGAGCAGATTTACAGTCTGCCGTATTTGCCACTCTACCACTAACCGGTAATTGTCGAGAACCTTCATAAGAGCGTTGTTTATCTATGTTAAAGGTAGTTGAAGTAACTCTTTACGCCGCTTCGACAATATGTTTTAAATCTAGAGAATAAAATAAAGAGTCTTTTGGATGCCGGGAGTGTAAACCAATTCCACCACAAAACTTTCGTCTTGGTAGGACTCGAACCTACATAAGCCTGGTTGTTAGATGAAGTATCTCTTAAGCCGCTTCTAAATTATGTTTTACTAGAGAATATTGAAAAGATTTTTTTTGTTTGCCAAGTGCTCTGAACCAGCTGAGCTATTGACGGGTATTTGCCGCCAAGTGAGATTCGAACTCACGACCCCTAGGTTGTTGATGTAAATCTTTTACCGCATCTAGTTTATAATAAATCTCCTATTTCTTCTATTTTTTCAAGATTTTCTCCTAAAATCTCTTCTGTTTCTGGTGTTTCCAGCGATTCAACAACTTCATTGATTTTATTTACTGTTACAGATTTATTCAAATCTTCTGAAGCATTGTATTTGTCATTTGCCATGATATGTGATGAATTTTATTGTTTTTAAATATAACATAATTATATATCAAAGAAAATTTAAGTCGTGTTATCGAAATATATTTGTGTGATATTGAATATGTTTATTGAATTAAAAAATAACAAATATTATAGACTCGAAAAACTATTGTTCTTAAAAATGTCTATTGTTTTTTGTATTTCTTCCTTCGTTCTGTTTAAATTTGAATAAAGTACTAAAGAACCTGTGTTAATAGTATCATGACAATTAAGACATGCCGCTAAATTCTTAGTATTCTGTGTCTTTAATAATAAGCCTGCTCGACCATTATTAGCACCACATATTTCACATTCGTTATATTGCATTTTCATAATTTAAAATAACAAATGTCATAGGCAAAGAAAATGTGTTCATGACCAGGCTCGAACTGGCATCTCATTTTTTAGTTAGGTCACTAAACGCGCTTCCTTTTCGAAATTAATCTACTATACTCAGTGCATCCTCAAATATACAGTCATTGGTCCGCTCAGGTCCAACCACATACCCTAACGCTAATTCAGTTTATTAGCGACTGTCCTTTAGTCTAACATGAACATTTATCTAACTACTTTAGTCGACACTATATACTTATTATCCATACATGGTTCTACACTTAGAACATGTTTATGCTTGTAATCTGCTAGAAAAAACTGTTCAATATCTTGTTTGACTATATCGTCAGAGTAACCGTAAATATTGATTCTTCCTTCAGATATAAGCTTTTCTAGTTCTAGTGCTGCTTCTTCTTTTGTCATAGAAATAAATTTAAGTTCCCCTATTGGGAATCGAACCCAACCCCACACTTTAAAAGAGTGTTGCCCACTAACCTGTCTGCTATAGGAGAATATGTGATCCAACTGGGATTTGAACCCAGAACCCCTACCTTAAAAGGGTAGTGCGCTATCCAGTTGTGCCATTGGATCATTGTGCAGTCTTTCCCGCTGTCATAATTGTCGAATTCAAAATGGTCCTACTCATCGAGGAATCGAACCTCTCTGATTGGTCATTTGCATTCCGCCCCTTTGAATCTGAATCCTATCAGGACAATCTGTTTAATAAATCTATGCTGTTCTGTTGTATACCGAACTGCTTACGTATTAAACTTAAAGACATAGTCTTTTTTAATTCTATAATTTTTAAAATTGCATTATCTTTTGCCAATCCTAAATTAGTGTCAACTATTTCTAGTTTTTTGAATAGCCCCTTAAATCTAGCATAATATGTGCATATACTGCAATAAGTTGCACGATTATACAATTCTTCTCCACATGACATACAATAATTATGCTTACTTTCTTTTATCCTTGGACATATTCTACCTCTTTCCCATCCTTTAGAAATATAGTCATCTAAAAAATCGTGATGAATAAATGCACTCTTTTCGTGATTATGCACCCATACTTTTCCAAACTGAGAATTTTTTTCTCCTAAATGAGTAATACTGAATTTTTCTTTAGTCTTAGTAGAATGCTTTCTACCCGTCCAAATTAGTTCATTATTAAATCCTCCTTCTCCACCCTCTATAAGATTCATACACATAAGATCTTTTAAGAGCATCTTATTTACGATTTCCTTTTCTCTTGCTTTCAATGCATTTCTATCTTCAAGAAACTCAAGAATTTCTTTCATGTGATTTTCCCTACCATGTTTTCTAATCGATAACCAAAGTCGCTTCCCTGATCCAATGTAATTATCTTCAAGATTACTTGTAGAATGCATACCGATATAATATCGATTAGTAATTTTACAAGTTGTCTTGTAGATGTAATGATGACTGTGTTGCTTTCTTGGCATAATGAAGTATAGTTTTAGTATATATCAAAATGTCAAGGAACAAAACTGTCACATTATTGTTGCAGTGGAGACAGTGGAAATTGAATCCACCTCACAGACATTGCAAATGTCTATCGCCAAGCCATGGAACATGTGCCCCCTTGAGAGTTTGTTTATGGAGATGGTACAAACTTTAAAACCATTACGTATTCAGAGTCAGAATTGAACTGACGACCTCTACATTATCAGTGTAGCGCTCTAACCAACTGAGCTACCCAAATGTTTGGTAGGCGGGCCGGGTCTTGAACCCGGATTACGAAATTATCAGTCTCGCGTCCTAACCAATTAGACGATCCACCCATTTAAAAATTGCGGACGTAACAAGATTCGAACTTGTAACCCTCGGCTTAACAGGCCGCCGCTCTAACCATTAAAGCTATACATCCATATGCGTAAGTAGCGGGGCTCGAACCCACGACCAATAGATTAACAGTCTATTGCTCTACCAACTGAGCTATACTCACATATTATTTCAAAATCCGAACTTATCACTTATAAGTTCTATGTTAAATCTACGATATTCTTCATCCGATAATATTCGGTTTTTATTTATGAATGCTCTGTATGGATATTTCTTATCCATTCTTTCTACTAATAAAAATACTGTATTAGTAATTGTACGATATTCAATAAACTTAACTTTTACAAGGCAATCTTTATCACCTATTATCTCATCTAAAAATCCTGTAGTATTTAACCTTCCATCTATATAAAGTTTACACCAGATATAGAATTCATCTCCACATTCCATTTTATTCAATTTGCAGAAGTACTAAGGCTCGAACTCAGATCAGCGGGTTTGGAATCCGATATGCTACCATTGCACCATACTCCTATGTTTGTAGTCCTTATTGGATTCGAACCAATGACCCTCTGCTTGTAAAACAGATGCTCTGAACCAACTGAGCTAAAAGACTGTTTGATGAAAAAATGTCGCAGCCACTTCTTTCTTTCATCTTCAATATACTAACGGCTAGATGTGGATTGACCGATTATGATACATTGAATTGCGGAATATACGGGAGTCGAACCCGCTCCATACACCGTGACAGGGTGACATCTTAGCCGCTTGACCTATACTCCATGTCATCAGTCTTTCCTGATTGTCAAGGAATAAATTCCCAAAGTGGATCCTATCGGACTTGAACCGATGCCCCTCTGCGTGCAAGGCAGATGCTCTAGCCAACTGAGCTAAGGACCCGTAGATTTAATCTACATCCGTGTGGGACTAGTAGGACTCGAACCTACGAACTCCGAAGAGGAGGCTTTTACAGAGCCTTGCAATTGCCACTATACGATAATCCCATATTATCTGTGAGAGCAGTTGGTACCGAGCCAACATTTCTGGTTTTTCAGGCCAGCACATAGTCCATCTTTGTTATACTCCCATGTAATATTGATTCGGGTTCAATATTAAAAACCTTTAAATATTCCAAACCAAAGGTAAAGAATTGTAGGACGAGGCAGGGTCGAACTGCCGACACCTAGATCTTCAATCTAGTGCTCTACCAACTGAGCTATCGTCCCATATACTAACGCCACTGCGTTAGTCTTTTTCGTTTCCATGAATTTATATCTGTAGAAAAATGTCTATTGCAACCTCTATTAGGTGAACACATTGGGCATTTTGAATACAGTTTTATAAAAGCTTTTCTATAAACTGATGAGTTACCAGTTGTCTTTAACATTTCAAAGTTTTTCATTTAGTATCTATTTTTAGGTGAAATAACCTAAAATAGACCTACTGGATATATCTGTTTCATAAGCAAAAAATAAAGGGAAGCCTTATTTCTAAAGCTTCCCTTTTGAGTATTTTTTGAATACGTATTTAAGAAGCTAGCAGGTGGTCATCATATGCAATAAACCAATCATTATTCACGATTGCTTTAAAATTGGCGATATTTTTGATAATTGCTTGCATTTGTTGTTTTGTTTTGTTGTTATGTATTATAGATATAATATAACATAGTTCTTTGTGTTGAAAAACTATTTGAAAAAAAATTTGAAATTCATGTATTATTTGAATTGATTTACAAAAATAACACAAATATGCATGAAAGAAAAACGTGGATAAAAATATTTTACTATATATCATTCTCTACTCAACTTTTTCGGCCCAGTTTCCATTATCGTATATCAATCCTTTACCGAATCGTACTGATACTCTACGCTTTTCGATGTCTCCTCTATACTTGACAAAGTATGGATGAGTTTCTACTTTGCATGTTTCGCCACTAGTTATAGATTTGTATTTAGAACCCATTGGATATTTCTTTTCAATCTTTAGTAGCAGTTCTTTTTCTGCAGGAGTATAATCTTCATCTTGAAGGTCTACACGTTCTTCTTGATTAGTATGTTTTTTCACTTCATTAAGCAGATATTCATCGAATAAATTGACATATCTCATTTATCATGATCCTTTTTTAATTCATCTATTTGTGACTGTAAATAATCTATATGTGAATGAGCATATACATCATATACGTATTCAATTATTGAAATGATAATAGTCGGTACTAAAGCTACTTTAAAAACTTCGTGTACAACTATCATCGATATTCCAAACATTGGTAAGCTAAATAATAGATTAATTGGCACAAAACGTAAAATTTTCATTGCTTGTTTGCTTTAAGTTCAGATTCTATATATGCTAATGTTTTATCGCTTGGTACCCAGCATATTTCACCTCCAGATTCTTTTTCTATTTTATCTATCCTCTTAGACCAAGATCTGGGTTTATCTATACCTGTAGATACTTGCCAACTTCTGATGTCATCTTCATTGAACATTGATATCATTCCAAATAAAATATCCCATTTCTGTACGATAGGCGTCTCTTTCCCTTTATCTGTAATCCATTTTTCAATTTCAGGATTTATGAGTACTGTATCTCTCCATAGTTTTTCTACAGTTTCTATATTATCTTCATTGTCCGGAAATAGTTTTGACATTTTCTTATTCAATGATTCTCTATCTCTTGGAAGTTTCCACTCAGTGAAGACATTAATGCCCGTTTTTAATGAGAATTTTTTAGAAGGAAAATGAAAATGAGGTTCTGATTCTCTCGCCTCATTCACAAATTCGGAATATGAGTGAACATGCTTAAGCTGCGTCATCCTCTTCTTGTTCTTTTTGAATTTCCTTATCTATACCTTGTGGGTACAGTTTTTGTAATTCTGTTCGTAATGTTTTAATATGCAATTTATCACCGGCTGCTACACCAGCACAATACATAAGAATTGACATTCCACTGAGTTTTCCTGATTTTAAAGCAGTTTCTAATCTAGCACCAGGTCTCATTAAAGTACGAGAAGCTGTATAAGAATTATTATCTGCGAATACGACACCGTTTTTGTCAGTTTTATTCACTGCATCATCTAATACTATTTTATCTCCAGTATACGGATCGATTAAGTCAGTTTCATGATGTCCAGCTTTGATTGATTCTTGCTGAACATCGTAACGTTCTTTAATCTTTTGCATAGCATCATTTAGACGTTTGAAAATTGGGGCAGTAAAAAATACTTTCATAGTATAGATACCATGTTCACCCTTTTGAATTTCATTTGCATCTTCTGTTTCTTCTGCACGTTTTAGATTTTTCACTGCAGCTTCTCTGAACTCTTCTATACGATCAGTATAATCTTCAAGATATATTGGGGTTGGTACCATTCCTTCATATGAACGAATACCTTTTTCTCCTCGTTTCTTCTTGTAATACTTTTTAGCTTGAGCGTTTGCATACTCTTTCTTTTGAATTTCATCAAAGAGCGAATCAATAGTTCTATGAGTTAACTCTGCTAGTTTCTTCTTAGCAGCCTCGATACCATCTTTAGCGAGTACAAATCCGACTTTATTTTTAAAATCTGGATATCTAACTTCTACCATGTTTAAGAACGCATCTTTATTTATTGCTACCTTGTCCTTTGAGAACTCTTCATAGAGTTTCACATGTTTTAATGTCATATTTTCTTTTATTTATGGAATTTAAAATAACACATGTTATATATGCGAGAACATGTGTTATTCTCTTTTAATCTAAATTATTATCTATTTTATATTTTTCGTATCTATCTGTGATTTCGATTATTATCTTATGTCTAACGATATCCTCTCTAGTGTAAGAGAATAGACCAATACCTTCAGTACCTTCCATTATCTTATTGAAAGTAAGAAAATCTTTTCTTCGTTTCTTTTCATCCCACTGTGTTGTATCTCCGCAGATAATAACTTTCGATGTTTTACCCATTCTAGTAGTAAACAAAATTAATTGTCGTAAATCTGAATTTTGGGCTTCATCTAAGATCATAATTGAATCATCTTCAGTTACTCCTCTTTCATGTGACAAAGATTTCATTTCGATAACTCCTTGAGCAAGCATGTTGTTGTAGTTTTCTGTACCAATTATCTTCTTAATATTTGATACGTAACTCTCCATGTACGGTGCAATTTTCTCTTGTAATGTACCAGGTAGAAAACCTACACTATCACCTGATTCTACTGCAGGTTTCATGAGAACTATCTTTTTGAAATTACCTTTTATATATTGATCGATTGCATAAAAACATGAAACGAATGTTTTAGCCGATCCAGCTGGGCCGGTACATGTAGTTATGTAATTATTGTCGATTGTTTTAATGAACGTTAATTGTGATTGTGTAAACTTGATTTGTTTTAAAGACTTTCTTGTTAAAACTGGAGCAACTTCTTTTATTGCTTCTACTTCTTCATCGTCATACTTCCTCTTTCTTCTCTTTTCCATGCGTTTTTAATTTTAGTTACACATATAGTGTCTTTACAAAACGTTTATGAATGATTTTTTTATAGTCTCTGAGATATTACCGTTTTTATCAACTACTGTGAGTTGAATGTTATACAATCCTGATTTTTCGAATTTCCATGTCATTTTTTTGCTTGATACAGATACTAATTCTATATCTTTGTCGTTAAATAATTTCCAGTTCCATGATTGTTTAGCAGGGACTCTTGTCGTATCATCATGAAATGTGACAAGTGTATTCTGATTTATTGTTATGGAGTTATTGCTTACTGATAAGTCTCTAATAGAGAAGACTTCTGTGAATGCACCAGTATATTCAGTATGCATAGTAGCAATATCGTTTTCAAAGAAATTATCGTTATTATATTCTTTATATTTTAACTGTACGTTATTATCTGTCTTTCCTAGTGCTTTGAATAATTCTGCATTACCCATTGCATATGAAGTAGTAAAATTATCATCTATTATTATCTGATCGAACATGTCTAATGAATCAGTTTTTGAAGTTGCTAATATACAATCATAAAATTGGCGCATAACTATAATTAATTGTGTATGCCAGTTATAAGGTAATAGGGCTTCTGTTACTGGATCATTTATATAATTGACAGTGATGACATTATCTTCGATGTTTACAATCGTTAACCATTCATTACCTGACCATATATTTGCAACATCTAACGTATTATTCGGTACTCCCGATAATGTAACAGTATTTGATGTGTTTGATACTGGTGTCAAAATAACACCATTTATGTCACGAATGTATATCTTTTCTGACGGGAAAAGTGTATAGTCATATCTCTCAATACCTTCATTATCTGCATTATTCAGTTCTTGTATTGCAGCGACTAATGAAGATGTATCACCATTATTTAATACTGGATTATCGCTAAATGTAAAAGTATCGAAATTATTTATTGTTATAGTAGTACCAGCATGTACACTTGGAATAATAAATCCTGGGTTCTCTACTGAATGTAACTCTCTAGATATCCAATCATTGCCGCTATAATCATTCCAACTATTAACTGAATTATCGAATATTTCTGATACTTTACCAATATGTGTTTCTGCATAATCTATATCATACGGAGCCAAATACACTGAAAATAAATTGTCTAATTTATACAATTCTTTCTGTGAATCATTTAAGAATATAGTAGTTTTTCCTCCTGCTACACTTGATCCCTTTATTTCTATCGCATATGTACCGCTATAGAATCCACTGTCTACAAAAAGTGTAGAATGGCCTGTTTGTATTTTATCGAACTCTCCTTGAATCTTAATGTGAGTTTCTGTAGAAGTTTGAGCAATTATGTCTCCATAACAGAAATCTCCAGTTCCCATTTCATAATAAGGCCCCGATGCATTCTTTATCATTATCTTAGCGTATAGTGGTAAATTATGTAATGAAGGATGACCGAAATTATTGTAAACCACTGTGTCATACGATAACTCTGTGAATGCAGCATTTGGACAAGCTAAGTTAGTCAATTCTAACGTGCTCGATAATCTTGAAAAGAATAAGAAGTCTCCTTTATTAACTTCTTGCTCATTTGTCACGATTACTTGACTATTTCTTCTATCTATGTATTCTACTGTTAAGTTAGTTTGTGCAGTTTCTGGAACACCTGTTTCTAAATTATCTATTGATAAACTTTCCCAGTTAATATCCATATTGTCCCAAGTAGTCACTGTATTTGCATCTTGATGACTAGTAGTAATTTGGGCATTTGCAGTATTAACTGTTTTTTCTAAAAATTGCATAGTGAAACCGTTCAACGCATCATACACATAGATGTAAATATTATAGATACCGCTGAATGGTAAATTGATAGGATATACTAAACGTTTATATGATTGGCCATCTATATTTGTGTATACGAATTCGAATTCCTGCATTGGTCTTCTATCAGTATCGAAATGAAATGTGCCTGGTACAGAATGATCAACTATGATACGCATATCTACGTAATCACATCTAGACAAAGTGTCCCATGTCCAAAGATCGATATTATCCATATCGGCTGATTCGCCGCCGTCTATCGTATTTGCAAAATATGGAGTATCAGATACTCCACCGTCTACTATTGTGTCTACTTCTGTTAATGAATCTCCACCGTCTATGATTTCTACTAAATCATCAGCATTGCTTGTATTTAGATCGTTCCAAGCAAAGAAACATTCTTTCCATTCTAACTTAAATATAACTTCTAACAGTATAGGAGCTCCTATGACAATATCTGTATCATCTGCTAATGGATTAGTATATGACATATTTGTATTAAAGTTTATGTCTACTAATCCCGGAGGCATATTTTCCCAGATAGAATCTTGGTATTCTCTTTTATGTTCCCAGTTATGCAATAACATATTAGAGTTATAAAACCCAGTTAATCCTTGATCTGTAAATTTATCGATATAGTATTCATCTATTACACGAATATCTTTGATTATTGCTTCATGTTCTGGATAGACATAAATATCAGGTAAAGTACCTAAGTTTATTGTACGGATAGTTGTATCATCAGACCATGTTGGTAGACTATACTTTTCAAAATAGATACCTTCACCTGTTATGTCATAAATTCTGGCATTCAGCGGTAAGTAATCTTTCTTAAGTAATTCTTTGAGACCAAAAAGCTTTATAAGTACTTCATCAGCTGTGAATTGATAATCTTCTTCAACAATAGGCATGTCAAATTCATCATATGCACCGGTAGTCTTATTTAGCTTATAATAAAGTCCAAATAATGAAGTCTTCTTGTATACACTTGACGGTAAAACTGCCCATGTTCGTTTAACTGATTCACTGTTAGGCTTCTTATCGATAATTACAGACGTAAACTTTCCTTTGTCAGGTGAGTTCTGATCGACATTAAGAAAATATTCTTTTATGTCAACATCGTAATATCCAAATAAGTTAAGTACATTTATCAACGCTTTATATGAACCCATGTAAGGGTAAATCTTATCTCCTTCTAATAAAAGTTCTTTACGTTTCTTATTCAAAAGAATATTATCAGTAAGCTCTTCATTTATATTAGAATCTCTGAAAATGTACTCTTTTTCTTGGTCTATCTTTCTACCAAAATTCTCTAATACAAGTTTGAATCTTTCATCTTCAGATTCTGCTTCACCGTATAGTCCAATGCTTGCTAATTCTTCTTTCCATGTAATAGAGAATCCAAATGTCTCCAAATTATTTTCAGTAACAGTGTGAAGCATATTTGTATTTGGCTCTTTTACTGTAAGTAAAAAATATTCAGCTCCACTTATCGTAACTTGTTCAAATGATATGAATATAAGACCGAAATATTGAGTAGCACCATTTATACTTCTTGATAGGGATATTGCATCTGTAGCTTTTATTTCATCTACATAATCTGCATAAATAGAATTTGCATCTATTGTGATAGTATATGTTTTATCATCTCCTTCTAAATATGTCCATGCACTACTAGTAAAGTGCATTGTCTTCTTGAGGAACACATTTATTGATTCAACGAAATTACCTTCTACTGTAGAAGAAAAACCGATATTAAAATCTACAGGTTTAACTTTATGATTGACTCCAGTTATAAGAGATCGACCCGTTGTGATATCTATTCCTTCATTTGCTTGCGTTAGAACTATTTCTTGTGTTCTAGTTTTGTTTATAAGTGGTAGATCATCAGTATAGTCAATATCGTAAAAGAAGAACTCGCCAGTTTCATCAACAAACTCTGCTACGATAGATTCAGTTATAACATTCGATTTCAGAGGTGCATTATATGCTATATAGTCAAGTCTATAGATATTTGTACTATTACCTGATACGGCAGGAGTAGGTGATACTTCTATAGAATTTAATGACACAGATTGTACAGTATATTGTACATTGTCTATTACTATCTTTTCTTGTTCTACTAATTCACTGGTAGGTGCACCATCTACGATAGTCACAAAAGGCGTTCCTGATACTAATATAGCAGTACCTGATAAACGTGTTCTGTTTGGCGTAGTGGTTGGTAAAGTTACCTCTTCTAGAATGTATAAATTTTCTGATTCTATCAGATTTGTAGACACTCTCGGAAAATAGAGAGAACCCTCGAAAGTTTTTCCGAATGTTGAATTGAATGAAGTAAAGTTACAATCTTCACCAAGCTTGTTAAAAAAGCGTATAAAATTAGTTTTTGCCATCTAGCCATTTTTAATTCAGTTTACGATAGTTCTTTGGAACCGTATAATTATAGAAGGTTTTTATAGTCTTTACTTTCTCTACTAAAAAATAAAGTATTGCATCAATTTTAGCTAATATTTCTGAACGTGAAGGATCCTTAAATAGATATGACGATAAGGTTTTCTTCAATATCTTACCTTCATAGTTATAGCCCAGATTATTGATTTTTTCTACTCTAGTAGCTGTTCTATCGTAGATACTGTCTGGAGTTGTCATCTTCTAGGAGTTGTTTTTTTAAATTCTATATTCAATGAGCATGGTTTATTTGAATAGATACCGTCTTCGTAGAGAATTCCATTATGATCAGTCCAGCCTCCTCTGATAAGAGGAAGTTCATCTCTACCAATAACTATATCGCCAAATTCATCTAGTCCAATTAATGGCAATGTCTGATCGCTTCTCAGTTCATTCAACTCAGACATGAAACTTACATTAACTGAATCTATTCCATCTATTGATTCTATTTCACGTATTAAATCAGATTTTGGTATTCTATCTGTTCTAGTGTTTGTTAAGAAATAATTAGATACTGTATCAATAACTTTTTCTCTTAATGAGATAGTAGAATATCCTTCGTACGATATAAGGCTTACATTTGCTACATATTTTGTAACTATCGGATCTACAATTTTAGTCACAGTAGTTACAATTTTCGATTGACTATCTTCAATTAAATTTAGAATTTTAGTTTTTTCAGCATCTGTTAATGTAAAGAACTTCTGCTTAACGGTAAAATAATTTTCACCTTCTGTCATTCTTTTAGTTATATCTGGGATAAGAAACAGATAAATGATGTTGTCATCATCTAAATAGTTATCGTCAAATGTTGTGAATGCATGAATTACAGAGAAATAGTTATATTTCTGTAAGAACACTTTATAGTTTTCTGGTCTTGCAAATACAAATGATCGAGAAACGTTAGGTGATAAAAGTCTAGTCATTTCTATAGATTCCGTATTAGTACCAAATGATATTGAATTTGACATTTTTATTAGTGTCACTTCATTTAAGTCAATTTCTTCTCCATATATGCTATATCCCGGGTCTATCCATGAGAAGTAAACATCTTCACCATCTCTTATATTTCCATCTTCACCTGCAGATCTGATGTATTCTACTCTAATACTTGCTCCTAGCGGAGGAACTGCGCCAAAGGGACCGTTACCGAAATAAATATCCAATCCTCCTGCTATGCCAGTTTTTGCTAAGAAGCCGTTATAATCTTTTGGGATATCATATAAGCTGTCAAATTTCTGCCATTCGGTACCGTTTACGTATACTTTAGTGAAAAAGTTTTCGATATAGTTGTAACTACGTTCTTGAATACTGAAAGACTGTAGCATTTCACCTGATGACGTGTATACTTGATTCTGAATCTCTCCTTGAATGACATTGATATAAATTGGGTTCTTATCGTCAAATGGCATTCTGATATCTTCACCCGGAAAGTCAACAATATACAGCATTGAATTATTTACACATTTCAGTTTGCTATATCTTGGTATCAAGATTTGTGTACCATTTACACCTTCTGGGTTTTTCAAAAGGGTGACTTGTATTTCTCCTGTAGCTGATATATTTCTAGTTATGTTGTGCCCAGATAATCTTGCAAGAGATTGAATACTGGTCGTTCTAGAAGCAGAAGAAATATTCAATTCAGTTATAGCATCTTCTATGTAATAGAGTATCATCTCAGATATCTGAGATAATGCATGCATTATCTGTCCATATGCACTAGCTATAGAAAATGTCTTTCCAGCTTGGGCATACTTATCTGTCATATAAGTATAAAACTGATCGAATAGTGCTTTTGCATCTGATCTAGCTTTATTTAAAAAAGTTGGAAATTTGCTTGAATCTGTACTCATTATATTTTATTTTATTAAAATTCCTAGATATTTTGTACCATCTATCGATATATCTATTAAACACATATCTCTGGCTGTACCTTTATAAAATTCTACCGATATCTTCACAGTAAATTCACCAGCATCTGGACAATATCTGTATATAGCAGTAGATATTTTCTCTTGTATTGCTACATTACTTAAATTGGTGGAAAATACGAGGGATTCAATATCGATTCCGAATGCTAGATCATTTATTATTTCACCGGGTTTGGTAAATAACAACATTCTGATCTGACCTATAAGATTTTCCAATGATGATTCTATCTCATATACATTTTCTACGTATAGTGCATCATCAGGATTTCTTGTATAAAGTTCTTTAAGCATATTGGATTTATTTTGGTATATATCTATCGGCCCATGCTATAAAACATAAAAATGGGTTGATTTGAGGAGCGAATTCAAATCAACCCAGGATAGCCGAAGCTATAACGGTCCTAATCCGTATGTTATAGAATCTCCTAACTGCACTCCTAGAGAATTACCTCGTGGTCTGTCAGCCTTAGCTTCAGGGGCTCAGGATTGAGATTCAGTTACTTTAGCCCCTTGTTCACAATTGTTGCATAATCCTTCATTGAAAACTGTGATTTAGCTTTTGAAAGTTGCAATATATTTTCTGTTATTCTATGCAAGTCCATGTCTGTTTTAGCATCCTCTTTCGCATATTCCAATAAACGAATAAATAATGGTACGTCAACTGTTATAGTATCTACCTCTTTATTTTCTTCCTCGTTTAAATGAGGCATATGCTTAGCTTTAAATTCGCTGTATTTTATGGTTCTCATAATATTTATTTTGTTATAGTGTCATTCTTAACTATTTTAATAGAAATCAGTGTTTTTGTACCATCCGTTTCACTGAATACTATATTTTCAGGTTCTATTTCAAATTCTTTATCTTTAAGAAGCTTAACATATTTATCTCCCTTTCCTGATTTCAAATATGCGATAGTCATATGTGG